AGCATGAGATGAGGGCGGAGGAATATCCTTCTGTTTTTAATGTAGACTCATCGACACGTCAATATGAGCAAGCGTTAGAAATGGCAGGGATTGGTCCTCTGTATGAGAAACCTGAGAATACGCCGACGGCTTATACGAATATGATCCAAGGCGGTTCTTATAGATTCTTCCATCTAACATATTCTCTAGGACTCCGTACTTCTAAGGAGCTGTGGGATGATGAGCAGTATGGATTGATTAAACAAGGCCCGCGTTGTTTAGCTAGGTCCGCTAGATTTACCCGCGAAGTTGTTGCATGGTCGATCTTTAATCAAGGATTCTCCACTAATGTAACAACTTTTGATGGAAATCCACTCTTCTACAATCAGCATGCTCTCTTAGGTGGTAGCGCAGCTACTGCTTTAGGCCCCGGTGTGGCTAATGTTATCAGCGCTGCTGGTACTTATCCAAACCGGCCAGCGACTGATATTGATCTTTCTATAGCTGGTATTCAACTTGCTATAAACCAGTCTAATAGAATGATTGATAACCTAGGTTTCCCGATTACAGTTAAGTTCAAGCATATCTTGATTCCGCCTGAACTTATCTTTATCGGGCGCGAACTTCTTGGAAGTCCAGGTAAGCCTTATACCTCCGATAATGAAATCAACTCCCTTCTTGCAGAGGGCTTGACACTAATGCAGGGGCACTATATTTATAGTCCTTCTACATGGTTCATGCTCGCTGACAAGTCCGAAACTGCGATGACTTTTTATAATCGTGAGAGGGAGAATACTAAATTTGATGATGACTTTGATACGGACGCTGTTAAGCAGAAGACACGCATGAGAATTAGTTGCGGATGTCCGCAGTGGCAAGGCGTGTGGGGAACACAGGGTCCGTAAATATACGCTGAAGACTGCTAAATGGACGGGTAGTCTAATGCGTATGTAGGGCAGTTTAGTACGTCGTCTGCTAAACTGCCCACTAAATTTGAATTGCGGAGGGATATGATGAAGAGTGGTAGTGTACTAGCTAAGAATGTAACTGGAGCGGAGTTTTTAGATCTTCAGATGGATCTTACAGTTGAGGATTTCGAGGTAACTCCGACTGGTGTTGACTCTTTCACAGCGATATTTGGGATAGTTAAAGGAAGTTACAATAGGAATCAGCAAACGTTGGCGTTGGATTTTATGTATAGTGAATGGATTAAGGAATCAGAGGAAGATACTATTAAGGAAAAGTTGTTAACAATAGCTAAGAAAGAAGATATTTCGGGTGAGGTTAATAAGGTTCCAGTAATGACGCCGGTGGATAAGCATGGTAATGTGGTTACACCGGAACCAGCAGTAGAAGAAGGGCCAGTAGTTGAAGGTACGGAAGAAACTCATGAACCTGTAGACTCTGTTGCAGTAAATCCTTCTGAAACTACGGGGCAGAATGAAGGAGAAGCACAAGAAGGTCAAGATTCTCAAGAAGCAAATTCCGGGGTATAGACGGTTGCTCCGCCTGTTTATATTCTGACTCCAGCTTCTTGGGAAAGGTCATGATATTGATCGAGCGTATTTCCCTATTTTGGGAGCCATCCTCGAATATCATGACTAAAAGTAGGGAGAGCGGGTAATTCTGACTCCCCGCTCTCTCTGCTTTAATTAAAGATTGGAGGTTATCATGGATGGACAGCATACATTCTTACAAGGCCCGTGGCATTATTGCGGGCGGTGTGATGAAAAGACGAAGATTAGAGAGATGATCTGGCAGAATTCAGTACTGCTGTGTCCTACTTGTGTGGATAAGTTTATGGCATCGCCAGGCGTGCGCGAGCGGATTATTTCCCAAGTTTTAAGTGATGGTAAAGAAGAATTTCAGATTGATCCTAAACTTCTAGATCCTGCTAATAATGTGGACGCGGATGATGAAGATCCGAATATTGCTAATATATAACTCCTCACAACCGCGGCCAAGCGCCTAGAATTTCTTGGTGGAGGTTTTAATGCAAACAGCTGGAAGATTTTCTCAAGACACACCAAATCCTGATTTGGAAATTTTTATAGGAGCGCAGGATTTTATAACTAATTTAGGTACTACTGCCGCTGCTGCATTTGTAGCTATTGCCGGTACTGGCGGTACTGCTAATATACTTGGTGTAGCTTCAAGTTCTACAGGAGCTTCAACTAGAGAGTTGAATATTACAAGACTTTTTATTAGGACAGGAATTTTTGCTCCGAGTACTCCGCAGACACTTTCAGAACAGGCTTTTGGCACAGCAGCGGCTCTTCCTGGTCCATCGGCAGTTCCTGGAACTTCTGGTCCTAGTGGATTTGGAGTTAATCAAATAATTCCGCCGGTTTTAAAAGCGAATTTGCCTACTTTAATCGGCAGCGTAGCTGGTGCGAAGGCAAAAGGGATTCAAATTAATTGGATAGATCATTTATTTACGGCTACTGGAGTAATTACAGCACTTGCAACAACTCTTCGTAGATTTATTATTCCTCCTGGAGTTGCTGTAATTCCTACGGTCGTAATTGATATGAATGCAGTTGCTGCTGTCGGGCCGCTGGCTGCTACAACAGCGAATCAAATTGCTCGTGTTCGTTGTACAAACCCAAATCCAGTCATGATGACTGGGGATGCGACAGTAACTGATTTAGTTTTTTCGTATACTACGGCCGCTATTATTACACATCTTGGTAGTGTTCTTGGCTGTTCTTATAACTTTAACTAGTCCAAAGATGAATTGAAAAGGAGGATAATATGGCAAATTCATTTAATGGACACCAAGCTATTATAGTAACGGCAACTACTCAACCGCTTATTACCAGTGCTGTTAAGATTCGTGGTGGATTTTGGACTGGTATGGCAGCCGCGGCTAACCTACAGATTACTGATCTAGCAGGTAGACAGTTTAATTTTACAGCATATCAAGCTGGATTCCCAATGGATATTGGTCCTATAGGATGGTTGACGGGATTAGCGGTACCGATTATAAGTAGCGGTGAGTTAAAGATATACCTAGATAGGTAACGCAGGAGTAGAAAAATGGGCCGTTTTATTGATGATGGCGAGGGCCATTTTCGGATAGAATACCGAACTCCGCTCGGAGGAATAGATTCTAGTGCCCCGCCGCAGTTTATAGCGGCTCATAAATTACAAGGTGCGACAAATATTCTAATCCGCCAAGGCACATATACCCCGATTGCCATGCAAGCAATGTCATGGGGAGGAACTGCGAGTTATAATCCAAATACTCACTTGATAGGTTTTGGGGAGTTGCCATTTATAGGAACTTCCGGGGGTTTACAGTATAACGCGGCGGGTTATTTCTTTATAACTGCTACTTATGCTGGTGGTAATGCTACTCTCACAGCCTATCAGGGCGGGGATATGTTAGTCGGGGGCGGTGCGATTAATATAGGTACAGTCACTCTACCGTGTCTAGGGACGCTGGGGAGATTGACCTTTATTACTATTAATCAAGTAGTTTATTTGTCCGCCCCCGGACTTACAGGGATTTGCCAGTTGAATATAGTACCTGGTACAGTTACTTTCGCTTTCCAATTAACTCTGCTCACTGCTAATCTAGGTTGCTCTTTCTTACGGGAGATGAGCGGTCGATTAGTCGCTATGAATGTATGGCAGGTATTTGGCGGTGTGCCTACTAATTATCCCTATCAAATCGCTTGGAGTGCGGATTCGCAACAATATGGGATTTGGAATGTTTTAGATATAAGTGGTAATCCTACTGGAGCGGGATTCAACAATATTCCTGACTGTGAAGATGTTATCACTGGCGCGCAATTTACGGGACCGACAGGATATATCTACCGTCAACAAGGAATTACAGAAATTACAGGTCTAAACTCTGGTATTCAACCATTTAATTTCAATCATTTATGGGCGTCGTATAAAGGTATAGGCACAGTTTATTCTAATTCTTTAGATCAATACGGGACTGAAGCAGCGTTTTTAAGCGATTCAGATGTATTTAGTTTTGGTATGTCAGGATTAGCGTCTATATCAGGCACGGCGAAGCAAGCTATCTACGAAGATTTATTACTCTCTAGTAATAATGTATTTGGTCTAGTATGTCCGATTCAGTTTGATTCTGAACCGGAGATGTTTTATATTCTTGTAATGCAGCCATTGGTTGCAGTTGCTGGTTCATATCAGACTATTTTTTGGATGTATAGTTATGTCACACAGGAATGGACTACATTACTTTATTTGACTAGTACTTATCAGCCGCTAATAGACGCCCGGCAAATGCAGAAGATTCTTGTAGATGGTGTGTCTAATGTTAATTATGCACAAGGTATACTTCCTGTATTTGCGGCTCAAGTTACTGGACATATTCCCCAGT